TGGATCAAAATATCTATATTTAAGAGAAAAGGTTAATGTTTTCTCTCCATTAACCTTTTTAGTAAAAACGGGGTCATAAACTTTATTAGGACCTGTCATTGTATCTGAACCAATAACAGCTAGTTTATTTTCTTTAAATTTATACTCAGCCGGATTTGAGCCTTCAATTTGGGTGAGCTGCTCTTCCCAAACAGAAATCTCATAAGGCTTTATTAATTTCTCACCCATTTATGCCTCCTTAGAAATACAAGTAATCATAAAAAATTTGAAAATCAGTTCCTGCTGGTTCGATTTGCAAGGCTGGATATTCTTCGTAACTATCATATTGATTTGGTTGAAGTTTAAAAAAGTATCCCGCTTTAACACTATCGTTATAGATATTACCAGAAGTGGTATAGATTGGATTGTCATTACTATCAATCTGAACACCAGATAGAAGTCCATTAATTAAACCTGTATTGGTATCTATTATTACCCCTTCATCAGTAGAACCATAAGAATTTTCCTTTAATGTAATGGGATCAATTACCAGCCGCGCGCCTTCATAGGTTAAAGTAATCGTTTGGTTTACTGCGCTTGATGGTACATACAATCTAAAACCAGTCTCCACATCACCAGGATTATGTATTCTTATTATTCCATCATTATAAACATCTATTCCATTGGCTTGCTTATCTTCTAATGATAAAATCCCACTAGAAATAGCCCACTCGTCACTTCCTTCGTAATATTCGTTACCATCTTTTGGAAGAACCTTAAAATTAGATTTAGCAAAAGGAAAATGGCATATAAAGGTCATTTTACCTTCCCCCTTATAGACACGCTCTTTTCCTTCTTCATAAACCCAAGGGTCGATTTTTTCTCTAACTCGGTTACCCTGGCCATCATCCACCATTCGCACTCCATCTGGAAGTTCACGTAATATTTCACCTCCAATTGCGCCCGCGCTAGTATCAATCGTGCCTACATTATATTTTTCGCTAAATTTTACTTTAATTGGCTCATCAAAACAAATATAAGAAAGTTCAACTGGGCTTTCAAGTTTTGCCATATATCTTTTATAGGGACACTCATCAAAAACTAAAGGTTGAATCTGTTTTGTCCCAAAAATTTTTCTAAGTTTTCTAAATTGCTTTTCTGTTAAGTGATCAAAAGCAATTTCTATATCAAAAGACCTTGTACCAAAGTCTGACCCAAAATAATACTCTCCGTTCAATCCTGGTATCTCAGTGGTTCTATCCTTTATTTCTGGATGTAAAGTTTCCTCATATCTATCTCCACCAGAAACCCTAACAATTCCAAGGTCAGAACTGTGAATATTACCAAATTTAAAACCAGTAAAATCCGCCATTTCTTTCCATCTCCTTCTACTCCACTAATACTAAATTATTTTTTAGTATAAGTTAAAAAATCATGTGTCTTTAGACATTGCTCGTAAATTTCCCTAATAGTTCTTATTGCAAGGACTGCCTTATTATTAGGATAATCTTTATGTTCTCTACAATATTTTTCGTATAGGTCTATATCCTCTAATATCTCATCAAAATGTTCTTTAGAATGACGTTGATTAAAAAGTATTTCATCACAAAAACGCAAAATACGTTGACGTGCTTGTCGTACATTTTCAATCTCTTGTTGATTTTTAAAATCATTTAATTCAACTGTTAGATTATTAACTTTTGATAAAACCTCTTCATTTAATGCTCTACCAATAAGTTTTCCTAGCCATCCCCAAAGATTAATTTGTAACGGGGGAATTTTAATTGCTCCAATAAGGATTACAAATAACCCCACTACTCCAACCTCAAGAGTACTTAATATATTCAACATATGGTCCTCCGTTCCTTAAAGATTTTCTTCTGTGTTAAGTAAAGTTTGAAAAGAAAACCTCTACTTTTTTAAAAGGAGGTTTTGTTGATGAGCAAAGGTGAAGAAAAAATTGCTTCTTTGTTAAAAAAGAGCAAATATAGGTTTGAAAGAGAAAAAAGATTCGGAGATTTAAAACGAGGAGCTTATCGTTTTGATTTCTATGTAGAGTGCGGCCGAGGCAAAAAATGTGTCATAGAGTTACAGGGGCAACAACACTACATGTATATCTCTAAATTTTATAGCTCCCGCGCAGAGTTCAAAAGCGCACAAGAAAGAGATAGACGAAAAATTAGTTATTGTCTCGCTAATAACATACCAATTTATGTAATACCTTATTGGGAGTTGGATGGAATAAGAAGTGCTGCTGACCTTTTTCAAACTAAATTTTTAGCATACTCTCGATGGAAAAATGATAAAGATTGGGAACGATATAGAAATTTGACAAAACGATAAAAATTTTATATAATAAAAGAGAAAGAAAGAAAAAACATAAATTGGAGAGGTAATATGGATATAAGTATTATATTAATTATCCTTCTTTCCATAATAGTAATTATATGTATAATAAATGTAAGTAAACAAAATAAAGAAATTAATAAAATTAAACGATTAAAAGAAGATGAATTAAAAAATATATTTAAGGAAAGTTGGGATAAAGAGGAACAAGATTTTAACCTAAAAAAGGCTAATTTATTAACTGAAGAAAAAGAAATAGAAGGTAAAGTAGCTCAACTAGAAAAGATTTTCAAAGAAAAAGAAAATCAATATAAGTCAATTAATCAAGACTTAGAATTTTATCGTGAAGGTAAAATTAAAGAAATTGATAATAACGCCGAAGAATATGAAAAGCGCAAACGTCTTTTAGTAGATGCAAGTATTAGTACTTATAGACAAGTAATGAATGATCATTTCAATGTAGAGTTACATGGAATGGAATTACATAAACAAAAAGTACTTAACGAGTATCATTCTATTAAAGAAGAATTAGAGGAAGAACGTAGTAAGCGCGCCGCCATAAATGAAGCAATACGTCGACAAAGACAAATGGAAGAAGAGGGAAATTTTTATCGTATTCAACTTAGTTCAGAAGATAAAAAAGATGTACAATTTCTACGAGATATAGCTCCGCGCCTTCAACATCCAGAAGTAATTAATAAAATTATCTGGAGTAGTTACTATCAGAAGCCATTGGCAGATTTGCGTAAGCGTTTGCTTCCAAATGGAGATGTCAGTGGAATATATAAAATTACAAGGCTAAAAACAAAAGAGCTTTATATTGGACAAAGTACTTCAATAGATCGTCGTCTTCAAGACCATGTAAAAACAGCCCTAGGAGTTGGTACACTAGCCAATTCTCGTTTTCATAAGGTTCTATTTGAAGATGGCCCTGAAAATTTTTATTTTGAAATTTTAGAAACAACAGAGAAAAATAAACTAAGAGAAAGAGAATCTTATTATATTGATTGGTTTAAAAGCGATCGATTCGGATTGAACACCCTTCGAGGTGATCAAAATAAATAAAAGGAGGCGGCTACGACAGTAGACCGCAAAGTATGAAACAATGGATTACAATAATGTACAGAAAGAAATTATCACAACAAAAGAACCTCATGTACTTGTCGCTAGCGCGGCAGCATCGGGTAAGACAAAAACGTTGGTAGGTAGAATTCAATATCTATTAAGTCAAGGGGTTCCACCAGAAGAGATTGTTGCTATTACTTTTACCAATAATGCAGCATCGGTAATGTATGAGCGATTAGGCTATCCGAATGGATTATTTATTGGGACAATACATTCCTATTGTAACTATTTACTTAGAGGAAACTCTATTGATACTTCTAAGATTATTCAAGAGGAAAGATTTGATGAGTTATTCAATGAAATTAAAAGAAATCCAGACTGCATTAAACATGTAACTCACTTAATCAGTGATGAGTCGCAAGATGTATCAGCCGCACAATTCGAATTTTATGAAATGATTAATCCTGATAATTATATGTACTTTTATGATGTACGACAAGAATTATATCGTTGGCGCGGGTCTGATTCAGAATATCTAATTAGAAAAGAAAAAGAAGATGACGTAGTGGTATTCCATATGCGACAGAACTATCGAAATATGCCAGATATTCTTCGTTTTGCGAAAAAGTTTCTATATCGACTTGGTCCAGATTATAACGATGATTCAATCTCTATGAGAGAGACAAGTGGGACACGACATCTTTTAGAAATCACTCATACTCCTTCTGAAGCGGTTGATACATTAACATTTGTTAATGACCAGCTTGGAAAGAAATGGGGAGATTGGTTTATTCTTTGTAGAACAAATGCAGATATAGAATTATTTAAAACCCTATTGGCTAAAAGAAATATTCCAACAGATACCTTTAAACAATCAGAATTGACTAATGCACAAATTCAAGATAGATTAAATGCAGATACAGTTAAAATTTTAACTGTCCATAGCGCGAAGGGATTGGAAAGTCCATGTGTGCTTTCTTATAATATAAGAGCATATAATGATGATGAGGCTAAGGTGTGTTATGTAAGCGCTACTAGAGCAAAGGACTTTTTAATTTGGGCGAAGATGCCATCAAGAAGAAAAAAGAAAAATAATATTGTGAATTGGGAATAAAATAAAGACGGGTTTAATACCCGTCTTTTTAAATTTAATTTTATTCTTCTACAAAATACGATACGTAATTACTCCAGTTAGAAGCAGTGCTGTATGCTTCTAAAGATCCAGTAGGAATGTAGATTTTACAATCCTCAGGAATGCCGTTAAACGATTTTGTTGACAATGCTGGAGGTGTTGACGATAAGATATGAATTCCTCCTAGAGAGCGGCAACCGCTAAAAGCACTAAACCCAATGCTAGTAACACTAGAAGGGATTACAACAGAGGTTAGAACGGAGCAACCACTAAAAGCACTATCCCCAATGCTAGTAACACCTTCTGGGATTACAACAGA